TTCTGTCGCCGCCTCACCGCCAGACGCCTGCCTAGACTGAATAAACTGCACCGCCGCCCGCTCCCGGGCTGCAATCTTCACGTGCTCCATAATGTGCTTCTGAAGCGCCATAGCAATCGCAGGCATTCCCGCAACCATTGGAGTAGAGCCAAAAACCATATGAGCCATAATATGCGCTTCATGCTCCTGCCCCTCAAACGCCCGCAATGGCACCATGTCCATTGAGTCGATGTTCTCCTGTGCCGGATCCTTAGGTGTAGGCTCCTCATCAGGAATGCTCTTCATAACCCTGTCAATGTCTTTTACACCCAGAGCCTCGTACATGTCCTTGTACACTTCATACATGTTGTGCAACTCAGGGGCCGCTCCAGCAAGCTGCAACTTGGTCTGCGCCAAAGCAATCCGCTGCGCCTGACTGAACATATTCGGATCAGATACAGGTACTACGTCGATCTTGTCGTCGAAGTCACTCGCCATAACGGAAGACTCCGCGCCCTCAACCGAGTACGGATACTCCTGCGGTAAACTCTCCGACATAACCCGCGATAGCATCTTGAACTCAATCCGCATGGCATAATGCAACCGCTTATGCACAGCACTCATTACACGAGAGCCCTGCTCCAGCATCGCAATAGTCGTACCTACCGCCGCGTTCTGGTTGCCATCCCCAACCTTTAAGTCAGTAATCGTCGCAAACCGCTGACCAGCCTGAACCACAAACCCTAACAAATTAAACAACGTCTGATCCGGCCCTTTGAACGGCAACGGCATCAAACTGTCACGAATAGCCCCACCCGGAGCATCCACATCCCTAAACTCACCCGGCTGTAACGGCTCATCATCGTCCCTGATCCGTAGGCCGCGGGCCTTAAATCCTGCTGGAAGGTTAGATAACGTACCAGCGTCAATCAACTGACGAAGTGCAGCCGTAGCTGTGCGCGACAAGCCACCAATCGTGTGAATTAAGCCCAATCCATAGAAACCAAAGCCCGGAAGGAACTTATAATGCACAAAATACTGTATTTTTTTCTTGTTCTCGTCTTCCTCACGGTAATTACGACGAATTGACAGTACCTGACCGTTGTCCTGACTAATTGTCACTACATATGGTATTTTAATACCCGTTGCCTCGCCGTCTTCGTCCTCTTCCTCATACCCCTCAAGGTCCAAATCAACATGACACTCCAAAATAGTGCAATCATAGTCGATCTGAGACGGCGAAACACCGTCAATGCGGTTTATCTCGTCGTCCACGGAACTCGTGTCGCCCTGCGAGGGCAGTACAGGGATGTCCAAATAGAACCCAGACACCTGTTTCTTACGTAAATCGTTCAACGACATACGCAAAACCTGCGTTATGTTAGGACAAGACTCCAAATCTGACGTCTCATACGGCACAACTAAGTGCTCCGCCGGTACAAACTTACTTACCGCCCGCCCTTTTGTCTCGTCATAGTAAACTTTCTTGAAGGTAGACCCCGCCAAAGGCAAAAAGAACAGCATCTGGTCCAGTTCAGGCGTATATTCCTCCATCACATTCGTGATGTAGTAGTTCATAAACTGCTTTACGCGGACGGCCTGCTGCTCCTTCTCACGGGTTTCTGCTCCCAAGACAGCAGTTCGCACGGGACCTGAAGCTGGCAACAACTCGTTAAACGCCTGCGCTTGGAATTGTGTAGCAGCCTCTGCAAGCAAGGGATGCGTAACTCCTGAAGCTCCTCTGAACGGCTGCGCCCGCTCCTCGTAGGAGAAACCAAGAAGTTCCAAACCGTTGGCGTAAGCATCTTCCCACTCCTGTCGTCCCGCTTTGTTACTGTCAAACTCAGACATCAACTCGCCAGCAATGCGCGACAACTCACGGTCCGGCATCTCCTCTGCCAAGTTCATGTAGAAATCATCGCTCTCGCCGCGCTGGTCCTGCGGATCAAAATCAATGGTTACACCACCGTCCTCGTCCGGGGTCATCTCAATGTCCATGCCCTCGGCCACACCCTCAAAAGCAACGACGTTGTCGTCCATGCTTCCCGGTAGCTCAAGCTCTACTTCAGCCGCCAAGTCTTCCATGTCCAACTGAGACGGGACGTTCTTGTCCATCATGCCTGCAATAGGTTCTCTAGCCATTAAATGTCTCCTTTAAAGACCTAACTTACCATAGGCCGGTTCATATTCCTAGCTGTTGACGCAAGGGATGCAACGCCCCGTGGGCCGCGGCCCGTGTTCCGCGCTACGTCAGCTAGTGTTATTACGCCGCCTTTGGCTTTATCCACTACTTTTAAATTTTTACGAACAAGCTCTTTTCTAGCCTCGTCTAAGCTAATCTCCCCATCCAGCAGTCTTCTTGCGGTGTCCGAATCAAGCGGTGGAATACCCGGTGCTCTTTCAAAATCCGCCTTATGACCGCGAACCAAAGACTCCGCAGGAATCCTCGTACCCGTCGGTACATGTATCGTGTCAACCATAGACACGAACCCCCCTACATTATCCGAGTCTATCGGGGCAGAATTAGTAAAGTCGTAACTGGGGAACTCACCATCTTCCAATGTGAAAGGCGGCTGAGTATCATCTCTTAATTTTATAGGGGCCGAAGCAGGTGCGGGTCCTTTTTTGGGGTACTCTATCTTCTTTTTCAGGTCCTCTGGTATCTTATTTACGTTAATCAGACCCTCTACATCAACTAAACCCATCTCGGACGGCGGTACAGTGCCTACGTTTATCCCCGGCCTGCCTTCGGGGATTATACCCATTGACTTCGGGTCTTCTTTAGCCATTTCTAAAGAAAATTCTAACTCTTTCATGTCGTCAAACAGACCAAACCGTGTATTCAACGGAAACTCCGGATTAGAAGCAATCAATGCCTCTTTCTCCCGTATTTCAGCAAGGTAAGCGGGGTAGTCCATTTTCTGTGTCCCGCGCATAACACCCCTTCCGGGTACTAATTCCTTTTCATAAGCTACAGACCCGCCTGTTATACCCTTGCTTCCGCCCGGAGCCGCTTCTGTTGAACGAGCCCCTTTGATAGCTACATCCATAGGAAACAGCTTGCGGCGCTCACTTACCGGCATACCCTCTGTCGCCAAAGCATACCCTTCTTGCAGACGAGCCATAAACTCGCCCCGCGTCTTCATGTAGTTGCCCTGAGCAGACGGGCCCTGCTTTAAAGACCCTGCCGCGTCCTTTTCTCTGTATATGTCAATACCAAGCGCCTCATAGGCTTCAGCCTCTTTAAACGCTTTTGCCTCTTTCTCCGCAATAAGCCGATACATCTCTGCTTTTACTTCATTCGCATAAGGCATTTCATCTAAATTAACAGGAGCGGTGCTATTCGTATTCCCCGGCCACATTTTAGTTAAAGTATCTGGAGCTTCAGGGTTTGCCTGCTTTACGTTAAACTGCGCCGCCTTAACTAACTTTTCTAAATTCTTAGCTTCTCCTTTGGGCCGAAGCTCATTAAAAAACTCATACGGATTAAAACTCGTGTATCCCGGTTCATCTATCATTTTAAGGCTCTCATAAAGAGCAAAGTTGTCAAACAATTTGCCAGACACGCTTTCTTTAACCAAAAACGGAGAACTGCCTCTAGGCAAATCCCCTCTTGTCTGTAACACATGCGCTATTTCATGCACCATCAAGGTGGACGTGTACCGGTCATCCCCTAAATACTCCGCTCCAATAGCAATCGTGTTGGTGCTATCATCCCAGTGGCCGCCAGACCCTTTTGACGGCTTTTCGATAATTCTAACATCTATGTCATCCCCTAAATCCGGGAATACATCAAAAAGTGGGTGATCCTCACCCATCACCTCTTTTAACTTAAACTGTACGCTTCTTCCGTATTCACCGCCCCGGTGTCCCCGCTCAACAAAAAAGTTTCTTGGGTCTTTCAAGTTTTCAAAAGAGTCCATAATTTTTTCAGCGGATGCTTTAGCGGATACCTTAGTTCCGACCGACTCCGGCAAAATATTACTTATCTTGATCTGACTTAAATTATCCGCGATGTCGAAAACCATTTTGGTTTCAAGCGGAGAGTCGTCTGGGTCCATAAACTGCGGCCCTCGTCCGGGTCTTGCGTCCACATTAATACGCATAAAACCGGTATCTTCAAACACCTTGCGGGGGTCCTCGCCAGCTTCCAAACGCTTCTGAGCTTCGGACTCCTTGTACTTTATTCCTCTTACCCATTGCGGGTTTATCCCCGGCGTGTCCGCAGACGCCAACATTTCCGTGACAGAGGTGTCTGGTAAGCCATCGTCCGGTACGGGTATTAGCTGACCATCGGGGGTTACCGCCTGTGAGCGCACGTTTGGTAAATACTGCATAAAGTCCTGTATGCCGCTTGAAACAGCTTTAGCACCGCGGGCCGTGATCAATTCACCGGCACCCGTAATTCCGCCAGCTAAACGCCCCAAGTCACGATAGTCTTCTAAACCCGACCCCGCAGCGGGAAAGAACCGTGAGCCAAGGGCTTCGGAGCCAAAGTTTTTCACAAAAGACTGCGCGTAAGGGTCCGCGGCAGACAAAGCCGACGCTATAGGAGAAGTTCTTAACAAACGGGGGTCTATTTGAGACGCAATGCCCGTGGCTGCCGCGCCTATATCTGCGAAAGAACCACCTAAATCCGTTGTAGCGCCCTGAAGGGCACCAATTCCTAGCTCACGGTACGCGCCTTCTGGGGGCGGTTCGTATGAAACGAAATCATCTTCTGGATTATCAGACAACTTCCCGCCCCAAGATCCGTGACATCTGATCCATGACCTTCGGATCAACAGTCTGCTTTACCTGATCTACAGGCGTCATAATACCAGCCTGCTTCAATAACTTGCCGCCAACCGCGTCATCGCGTAACTCAACCATCTGACCAAACTGAAAGCCACGCTTCTTGTCAAAGTTCTGTTTAGCCATAGGACGACGCATAAACTGTTCTGGGGCCAAATCCTTATATATGTCAAAGCCCTCTATACCCGGATACTGCGGGATAGGCCGCATTGTGTCGGGCCCCGTTGTGTCCGCTCCCTTACTAAGGTCCACGGACATAATGCCCTCTACCGCTCCGCCTTCTTCAAAACCAATGTAATCCATAATAGAAGAGCTTTTATCTTCTCCGGGACCCGAAT